CCCCCAACACCAGGACTTTAAAGGGTCAATCATATAGTACAAAAAGGTGGGCAAATCTTGCGTGGCCAAAAGGGTCAAAGTTGAGTGGCTTTTCCAGTTGTTCCAAGGACTCGACTATAGCCTGTTTTGACTGTGTTCTAGATTTTACAACTTCTTCATTATATGCCTTCCAAAAACCAGTCAAATCCTGTATATGGCCTTTCTCATCAACATATTTCCTAAAGAGTGCTGGGTATAGTTCCTCAATATCTTTTAAAGCTTTAAGTTTAGTGGTCTCGGCTTCCACCTCGCTATTAATGGTGCTAACAAGACCTTCCAAAGTACGTTTCCGATCTTCTTCGTCCGTGTCGAGTTTTTCTATTTTCTTGTTGTACGAGTCCAAAGCACGTTCAGCAGATGTTGTGCTGTCGGATAATGCCCACATTGCAACTCCAAGTCCTACTACAGCAGTAGCCAACAACACATAAGGATTGGTAAGCATTGCAGCGTTTAAAGCTAACTGCGCTTTTCGTGCCAATAAACGGGCATTGGTAAGTCCAATCTCCACAAGAGTATGTTTACTTTCGGCAGCAGTAACAAGCATCACTGCGGTCCGGTATGTACCATAAGTAACCACTAATCCAGCCAAGATCCTACCTACTGTTTCATAATTCTGAATCAACGAAGTTGTCATTTGAATACCGTCCATGATAACACTTTCCGACTTTGTTCCCAATTCGTTAAACACGGAATCCAAAGCATCCTGCATCATAGACAACTGACCATTGATAGTCTTTGAAGCATTCTCAGACATATTATAGAACTTACCACCTGCGGAAGTTGCATCAATGAATGCCTGTTGAACCATTTCAGCGGAAACAGCACCTTTGGACATTTCATCTTTCAAAGTTGCGATAGATTTTCCGGTCTTTTCGGAGATAATCTGTAACGGGTTGAATCCAGCGTTTATCATTTGATTCAAATCCTGCCCCATAAGTTTACCCGCTGCTGACATCTGTGAAAATGCCAAAGTTAGCGAATTGAACTTACTGGATTCCCCCATAGAAATATCACTAATGGCTTTCAAGTATTTGATAGTGTCTTCTGCTTGTATGTTAAATCCAAGCATCATCTTTTCTGCTCCAACCATATCTGACATAGTAAGTGGAGAAATCTTAGCCAGCTCCTTGATTTGCGGAATCAGTTGTCCTGCCACATCCTTTCCAACCATAGTCTCAATAGCGGTCTGCATAGATTGAAATTCTCCACGAACACGAATCATACTTGACAAGAATTCTTTGATTGAATAACCTCCCAGCAGTTTCTTACCCATATTAGACATGGCTTGTTCCACCTGCTTAGTTACATCTACATTTTTTTCACCATCTTGCCGATACAAAGCATATTCATCGCGGAGCTTCTTTACTGACAAGCGGGCGTTAGCCTGTTCCTGGGTAAGGTTAAATAAAGAACTTTTTTGCTCTTTCAATTTTTCATTTGTAGACCTTATTTTAGCTTCTAAGGAAGAAGTATCACCATCCTGTTTTAATGCTTCACGATACTTGTCTTTTAATCCTACTAACTCATTTTTCAATTGTTGGATAGTTCCACGTTGAAATGTTATTTTTTCCGACAATCCATTCACTACCTGAGAAGCATCGAAGATTTTCCTTTTGAATCCCGTTTCCATCTCCGCTCCAGCTTTGGCTGCATTAGTCACCAACTCATCCAATCTTTGGTTGGATGCAGCAAGTTGGGCATTCAAAGCCTTGAAAGCAGCAGGAGACTGCGTGCCATCCATGCTCATTAACTCCTGCTTTAATTTTGCAATTTCATTACGAAGTCTTACAACTTCTTCCCAGTCACTACCTATCTTAAAATATAATTTTGACATATCTATTTCTTTTTCCTACGATTAGCCAATTCCTTACCACTGATTCTATTCACCTTCTGACCACCATATACTGCGCGTAATTTATCCCGTTGCATCATCAGCAGATTCCGATAAGGGATAATCTCAAACACTTCTGTATAACTCAGATGCAGCGTGTCAATCAAATGGGCTATCTGCCCGAAGAACGTTGTGTTTCCTACTGTTTCGGTCTTGCTGCCAGCATCGACACGTTCCTCATCGAGCTGACACACTGAAAAGCCGAAATATCCATCATAGAGAAACAGACTTCCAAGGCATCTTTGACTTCTTCAAAAGTGCCGTTCTCCAATTCTTTGACCAAACTATCATTCCCGCAGATAAAGCATGAAATACCTTTCAGCATATCTTCAGTAGCTTCAGGAAGCTCTTTAATAGCTTCCATGACATTATCTCCAGTCATGCCGATATTGGAAAAATGATGAATGGCACGACAGATAATTTTAATTGTAGGAGGTTTAATGGTATAAACCATCCCTCCTATCTCCACATTCATGAAATCCAGCCCTAACAAAGCATCAGAAACCGTTTTTGCTGCTTGATTCATATTCTTAAACTAAAAGGGGGAATGGTATATATCCATCCCCCGGTTATCACTCTTGTGCTTTTACCAATGTTATCTCTTTTTTAAGAGTGGTATCAACTTCAGAAGGAGTGGTTTTAATATCTCCTGACTGAGTGACGTACCCCACTTTCGACACTTCATAGTGAACGGTAGCCCCAGCATTCACCTGCTTTGACTTGACCGTTGCACCGTCCAGCTTTACGGTCGCATCGGAAGGAGTAGGTACAATGGTTACTGTAGTTCATGCCTGCAAAGCTTTAATCTGCCCTTCTTCATAGTTATACTCAGAAGAAACACCTTCGATTCCCGGTTCCTGCACCAAGCCTTTTACAGCGATTGCAATTGCCTTATCCGTATTGGCTTCACGGGAAACAATACGGCATTTTGGGAAGATGAACCAGACATCATCATCGGTCAGACAGAACAATGCTTTGTTGATAATAACTTTATCCAAAGCACGCTTCCAACCTACATCTTTAGATGTTGCCTGAATAACATCGCCACCCATGAACGCTTTCTTGGTCTTCCAGTCATATTGTCCGATAGAGAAAGCGGGCGATACTTCTCCCGGCACATCATCGTAACGGTAATTCTTTCCCGTTAATTGGTTCTTGTACCCGGTGACAGAGGCTTCCGTTTCCTCAATCTGCCACGTTTCCCCGTGTACATTCAAAACCTCATCTTTCGCTTTGATAGCGGCTTGAATCAAAGTCTTTGCGATTTCGGGGGTAATGTCTGCCGTTACCTTATCAATGTCGGCAAACAAGATTCTTTTTATTCCTACTGCTGAAATCATAATCTTATAGTTTTACATTTATTACTTCAAATAAAATTCTCACATTCACGTAATGGCATTTCAAAGCTGTATCCGCTTCCGTGCCAATTGATTCGATAGAATAACGATAGGTTGTACCGTCATAGGTGCTTACTACATCATCAAGCAGCTTGCCAGCCTTTCTTTCGAGTTCGTTAAGCCGGATTGTGTTCGCTTCATTCTCGCTTAAATTGGGTACACATAGATTCACTTCTGCGAAAGATTTCTTCCAATACTTTCCCGGCTGTTGTTTCTTCGTGTGGATGACAATCCTTTCGGACTTCAATTCACCCGTCAGCGTTTCACCATCAGGCACTAGATCTATTCCGAAAGCCTTGCAGTCCCGGTAGAGGATGTTTCCTATGTCGGTAGTTACTATCATTCCACAATCTCCCAATCTTCTGCAAATACATCACTGATAGACGGAACCCATGAATCAGCGCGTCCAGTATTCTCATTGTAAATAAGACACTGGCTTGTGTAGTCAATAAAGCCCTTGCCTTTCAGAATAAGGTCTTTTGCTGATTGCGGAATAGATTGCATCTTGGGGATGATGTCGCTTTCGATATGAGCTGGCACTTGTTTGAATACCATCAAACCTTTACCGTTCCAACCACTTCTACGAACAGCCCCACCTTGTTTTAACACTTCGATTGCATCACCGAAGCCCATTACGGATGAATCATCGGCTTTATCGTATGTTTTCTCAAAAATGTCCGGCTTGCAAGGATAAAAATCCCCGTTTACTCCTTTGATGATATAATCTCCATAGTTTGCAAGCATTTTGCCTTCAAGCGTTTCGATGTACACACCAAGATAAGGCTCATTGGTGTTGCCATTCTCGTCTATACCGAAATCGGGATTGTGTTTCGGTACGGGAGTTCCGCCCATAAAATCACATACAACATCGAAGTTGTCTGTTGTCAACCGAATGGCTTCAATTACTACTGGTTTCTTTCTGTATTTCATTTTTCAAATTCTTCTTTTAATCGTTTCTCCGCATATAAAGCGGCACTACTTAAAACATCAAATCCCTTAGATTCTACGAATGATGCGTATTCCGCTTCGTTTTTCAGTGTCAAACCATCTTTATCGACATCGTAATCATTGGACGTTCTCAAAGTGAGTGTGTGGTCTTGATAATCGCCATGTTCCTCCGCGTACTTCACGGCTTCATCGCCTACATCAATCATCTTCTTTTCGACCTCCCATTCTCCTTCATCGAAAAAGGAGTCGACATCTGAGAAATCGAAATCTACATCCATAATTCCGAGTAGTTAAAGTAGTTTGTACTCTTTACCGTGTAGACTTCGCCTTGACCTCTTACGCCATCACCATCCATGCAACGTACTTCATCACCAGCCTTGACAGTAATTCTTTTCTCACATACTACATGATAATTCGGACGATACACAGAGCCGTTATCAGATGAAAACTCTTTGGTAGTGTTATCATCACAACGGCACTTGCATACCTTCTGCCAGTATTCACCACCTGTTCCGGGAATAGGTCTGCCAAACTCATCCTTGTCCATCGGGGTGATAACTTTTACCTGCAATATGTGTGGAGCGAATATCATAAGAAAGTCACTTTAGGTTTGTTACCCAGTTCGTCTTTCAAACCGTACCGCTTGCACAGAAATGAATAGTAATCCTTAATGCCTTGAATGTTCCAAGACATAGAAAAACCGCTTTCGCTGATGGAAGTGGCACGAAGCAATAGAGAGGGGATGAACTTCGCAATTGCCACCGACACCCGTGTTTGGCAATCCTCGTTCATCTCACCCCCTCCGCTTATCTTTGCGTTCAGACATATATCGAAAAGGTCAGCCTCCGACAAGTTAACGCCGAAGGTCTGAAACTTCTGTAATATATAATCGTTTACTGTCATGCGTTCATCTCACTCAAATCGAAGTTCACAATCAGGTTCGGGTTCGCAATCTGCGGAATCCATTCGGCTGTGTATTCCAGATAGCGACCATTGCCGTCCTTGTAACCTGAAATCAGCATATCGCCATCTGCCTGAGTGTAATTACGTCCCGGTACACCATCCACAGCTTCATAAGGAGTGTGGAAGCGCATATAACCGATTTTATCCTGCGGAAGCAGGGAAATACGACCATCTGCATAAATGGGGATATTCTTACCTGTTTGGTCTACCACATAATCTTCCTTGATTTCAATAGCCGGAAGTCCGATACCTGTAAAAATGGTAGAAGCCAGTTGCGAGGTGATAAGCCCGGTAGACATATACATTTCATTGCCTGTAAGCTGCATTTTGAACTTATCTCCAAATTCACTTGAACCGATAATATTCTTGATGAATGTGCCACGGCTCATAATCATCTTGGGGAATGTGCCGTAAATAGATTTCAGCTCATTCAGTTTCTGCTGCAAGTAAGTGACGAAATAGTCTTTATCCTCTGTGTCCGGCTTGATAAACTTGAACGGCAAGTCGATGTTCAATAAGTCAATTCCTCCGGCATTGTCGTCCTTGTTCTTCACGCTTGCTGCTCCAGTCATCAACAGAGAGCCTACGATAATGTCCATACGCTTGTGTGGTGCCAGCAATACCTGACGGTAATCGTCATAGATGAAGTCCACGATGTCACGCATGGCAGCCTTCTGGTCTTCCGGTTTGGCAGCATTATACTTGTCTATCAAGTCCTGTAAATCAGACAAGCGGTCGATTGAGATTTGGTATCTATCACCCAAATAGGCGATTTCGCCATATCCCGAACCAATATTCCTACGTTCACGGATAGGCTTTTCACCATAACGGGAGTTGATGGAACCAGCCATCACGCCAGTAACCTGACCGATGTAGTCTTTAAATACACGAGTAGTAGTCCTACGGAAGCCCAAATACTGCTGCCAATAAATTGTGTCCTTTCTTGTCTTGAGGACACGCTGAATCACTGCATTTACAATGTTCGGGTCATTAAACAATGTATGAATAGTTAGCATCATATATTAGTCCTCCTTTCTTTATTTTGCCATTATACCTGCGTTTTTCAACGCTGTCAATAATCCGTTAAAGTTTTCTACCGACACCGTACCAGATGCATCATTCACTTTGGCTGCCTGCTTTACACCTCCAAGAGCAGAAGTCGTAGCTGCTGTTAAAGTATACTTGTTAGCTTGTGCTGCAACCCCATCCAATTTGGCTTTATCTTCCTTACTCATCAAACCGTCCTGACTAGAAGAAGCCTTAGGAATAGATACGGCTTCTTTTTCTTGTTTGACATCCAAAGCGTTAAACTGGAAGTGCGGCATATTCGCCTTGTCAATATCTGCGAAAGGCATTACCAGCTTGGTCGGTTCGATTTCAAACGCACGCACCAAAAGGGAAATCAATACTATGCCATCCTCTACCTGCTTCCTTTCATACAGAGCTGAATTTGCGATAACTTTGGGCGTTGTGCCGTCTGCGGCTGTCGCTTCGTAAAGAACTGTTCCAGCTTCTAGATTTTCTCCAAAGTCTGCCGCTAACGTCAGCTTATCAAAAGCTTTGTCAGCCTTGTCAATAGCGTTGATTGTCGCTCCATGCGCACCGTTACCCAAGTGCATACCTTTGTAAGCCAAAGAACGTTTCTTGATTTTCAATGTGGTATTGGAGCCTGTCGTAAACTTCTCATATACTTCCACACGGATAGCCACTTGGGATGTTTTCTTCACCAAGTCAGCTGCAATCGGTGTGAATGAGGGCAAGTACGAGCCGACAACGAGGTTGGTTGTGTCCAACTTATACGGACCTCTGCGTCTGCGTCCGGTTTCTACGTCGTAGCGTTCTTCCTGCTCAACTTCCGGTTCAAGATTATACTTAAATCCTGCTGCCATAAAATCACTGTTTTTGTTGTTCTACAATTTCTTTAGTGTCGTCTGCAATCATTTTCGCAAACGCCTGAGTCTCATTCTCCAGTTCTTTTTTTGCTGTATCTGGAGGAACTACACCCTTAAAGCCGTCATTCGCAAACTCCTGCTTCAAGTCCTTGAAGTATGCGTCCAAGTCCTCATCGTCCTTAATGGCGCATCGTTTGGCGTAGTTTTCGGGAATACCATACTCCTTTGCCTTTGCCAAAATCTGCTGGCTACGTGTTGCTTGAGCCTTTTCCGTTTCTAACTGTGTTAGCTTATCAGAAAGGTTCTTGTTGGAGTCAATTAAAGCTTGCGCCCATGCAGGCACATCGTCTTTATTCTCTTCCGTTTTGGTGGTTGTGGTAGTCTCGATTGGCTTACCGTCTTTAAGGTTATGCCTCTTCTCGTAGTTAGTCACTGCCGTTTTTGAAGCATCCCCGGCACGGAAATCACCATAGGAATTAAGCACGTCCGAAAAACTGATACCCTCAACAATGGAGTTTACTTTTGTCTCGTCCGTTACACCCTCTGCCTTTTTGGTGGCAATGCGGGTAAGAATAGCAGTGTCCACCCCAGCGAATTTCTGTTGTAGCCCTGCCAAGATTTGTTCTAAGATTGTCATACCGTATGAATTTGATTTATAAATTTCTACGGTAAATTTCGTTATTTATAAAGAAGGTGAAAAATTATCAGATAGGTGATACACGACAATGAAACGATTGTCGTAAAATGGTATAAAAAAGGCGTGAAACCGAATGAATCACGCCTAAATATTCTTCTTATGAACTAATCAGAAACCCAACATCGCGGCTGGAGGTATATTCAGCACTCGACATAGCAACCTCGCAATTTTGAGGGTCGGTTCCGAACGTCCAGAAATATAGTCATTCACACGCGATGGACTTATTCCAATCTCACCAGCAAGTTGCTTTTGGCTCATCCCTTTCTCTTCAAGGGATAGCTCTATCAATTCCGCAACGGTCGGTTTTTCTATCGGATAATGTTCTTTTTCGTATGCTATCACAATGTCGGACATAACTGTAAGTTCCACCGCATTCTTATCGTTTGCAGGGGTATTATCATCAACCAATGGCAGAAGTTCCTCCACTCTCGCCAAAGCAAATTCATACTGTTCTTTCGTTACTTTATTCATACTTCTATCTCTTAAATGGTTGAACAATCTATCTTATCGTAATCTTTATGAGTACCAACCCAGCGAATGAAGACATACCCAATTGTAAACTTAACAACGACAACCAACCGATAGTTGTTGCCTCTGATATTGAATACATAGTGTTGGTTACCTACATAATCAACTGAAAGAAAATCCACTTTAATGTCTGATAGGTTCTTCCATTCAGCTTTTTCCGCTATATCATACCAACGTTCTAAAGCTATGCGTGAATCTTCATAGCCTTTCGTCTCGTAGAACTCTTTCAATTTTTTATGTGATACAATTCTCATATCTCATTTATTTGATGCAAAAATATGAATTAATTTTGAATTATAAAATTTTCCCAAGAAATATATTCTATAATATAGAATTTAGCAATAAAAAAGCGGAACTAAATTAGCTCCGCTCAATAGTACGATAAGAACATGAAGTAATGAATTATCCTTTGGAGTTAGGAGACGCTGCATTGTTATTCTTTGCTGCTTGTTCCTCTTTGATTTCTGCAAGTTCCTCTTCTACCCTATCAGCATTTCCGGCAAACATGATTCCCTCACGCGTTGACCAGATGCCACCACTGACAGCGGAAACGGCAGTAGTCACCTTATCATTCAAATCATCAATCAGCCTTTTCGTTTTTGATTTCAATTATCATTTTATCTGTTAAGTTACGTGATCGCAAACAATTTATCACTGAAACAATTAGCATTATGGCAGACGAAATAAAACCAAATACAAAAACAGCATACCAAATATCATGTGATACCCCTAAAAAGTCTTTATCGAAATTGCAAGTTAATAGACTTAATAAAATTGTTACAGATATACCAGCATAGCTAATCCAATCTCTAGTTTTCTTTATTCTATTTACAAACTTGCCAAATATCAACCTTAATTTATCTTCGGTGATAATTATTACATCTGATTTTGTATTAGAACAGACATTAGAAATAAATCCATTTTCTTGGGGTAAAAACTTATTTTCCATTTTGTTCCTCCATTTCTAACAAATAGAAATTAATTAATAAACTTTTGTTTTCACAGCCCAACAAATCAAAAACTCTATAATTCAAAAATAATTGTTTTTTTCTAAAGTTACCAATAAATATAGCTTCACTATTTCCTCCACCAAAAGAACCTATAAAATTTATCAACTTAATTTGTAGCTTTACGCCAGATTCAATATTAAATTTCAACAAGCCCTCCTTTTCATCTTTATTGGTTTCAAAAGCAAAGGAAATATATAAATCCTTATCACTTGGATCTTCTAAAGTGATATCTATAGGTTTTCCTTCAACTTGCGTAACAAAAATAGAATCTAATAATTCATATTTTCCACATTGTACTTTCATATTATTGCACTTTTAAATTACTTGCTAAATTCTTCACATCTTCCGCAGACTTCACCTCATGTACGATATCGCCTACCTTTACGAAGCCTACTATATCTCCAGTGTTTGACTTTTCAAATAGTTCAGTTACTGGGACACCCAAAGCATCGGCGATTTTTTCCAATGTACCAATAGTGGGGTTGCCATTAATTGCTTTTGATAGCCCAACTCGTGACAAGCCTATTTTTTCAGCGAGTTCAGTTTGATTGATTCCTGCCTCTTTACATAGTTCTAAAATTCTAAATCTCATATATGTATATATTTAGTTTACTCCCATTATTTATGGCAAAGTTACTCAAAGTTTTCATATTAGCTAAATAAGACAACTAAAAGTATTCTTTTTATAGTTTATTAACTATCTATATTTTGCCAATTGAATACTTATAGTTTGCTTTGCAATATCAAAATGATAACTAAAAGTATAATTTAAAACATATAAGAGTATGAGCACAAAATTTAAAAGTCAGATGAAAGAGGTAATGAGTTTAGCATGGCAGTTTGTTCGCAAGAACGGTTATTCAATGAGTGAAGCGTTAAAATGCGCATGGGCTAATTTGAAGCTGAAAGCGGCTTTGAAAGTAAAGATAGTAGAGTTCTACTTCAAAAAGACAGACGGCACGTTACGTCAAGCCTTTGGTACTCTCAAAGAGAATCTTATCGGTGAAACGAAAGGTACTGGCAGAAAGCCGAATGATAATCTGCAAGTGTATTGGGACACAGAGAAAGAAGAATACAGATGTTTCAAGAAGTGTAACCTTATTAAAATCGCATGACAATGAAAAAGAAAAGTATGGCAACAGTTGAGATTGAATGCTCAAATACACATTCAATACCAGTATTCAGCGACTTTTTAAGTGAAGTACAAAAGCGGTTTGATATTGAGAAAGAAGCTAAGAATGAATTATATTCTTTTATCATACAGATGGGGTTGTTAGACCAATTTAGAGAGTTTTCTCAGCATTATAGGGGCGTGAATCACCATGCTGCGTGTATTGATATGCTTGCAGTGTAGTTCTTAACACGATTATCCAAAGGCAGTCTTTGCACGACTTTAAAGGCTGCCTTTATTATTCACTCTTAAATGAAATAAGTATGGACGAAATTTGGAAAGACATTGAAGGGTACGAAGACGATTATCAAGTATCAAATTTAGGTAGGGTAAAATCCTTGCCAAAGAAATGCTGGAACGGTAAAGGATATTGGTTTAGAGATGGACGCATTTTAATACCCATAAAAAGCAAAAAGGGGTATTTGAATGTATGGTGCAGAAAGCGCATATTTAAAGTTCATCGCTTGGTCGCAAATGCTTTTATACCTAATCCGCAAAACCTACCACAAGTAAACCACATAGACGGTGATAAAACCAATAATTGCGTTACTAATCTTGAATGGGTTACTGATGGTGAAAACTTACTACACGCATATAGGGTTCTTGGTAGAAAGCAAAAGACTGGCAAAAACCACCATAATTCACGAGCTGTTCTACAATTAAAAGACGGCAAAATTATAAATTCATTTGATAGTTTGAATGAAGCGACACGCGCAACTGGTGCGCACCATTCGGGCATTTCAATGTGCTGTAATGGGAAAATAAAGAAGCACAAGGGCTATCAATGGAGATACAAAGAGGAGTGATTTCACTCCCCTTTCTTTATGCTTTGTTTCTGCATTTCAGCGTTTCTTTTTTCTTCTTGTTCTTCTTTTATCTCTGCGATTTCTTCTTCGATGCGGTCAATATTTCCAGCGAACATTACTCCATGTCGTTGCGACCATACACCACCCGATACAGCTTTTACAGCTACATTGACTTTATCTTCTAAATTGTCAAGGCGATACGGAACAACTTCTGTACTAATATCTATCGTTTCAGATGCTTTGTTAAATTCAGATGGATTTATAGAGCCTAAAGCAGAGACTATGAAGTTCACACGCCTTTGCAAGAACTCACCTATCACCTCGGCATGATTTTGAACTTGCAAATGTGTCGAAAGAAACACGTAATCGAAAGCCACTCCGGACAAGGCATTTCCAGCACCGCTCAACTTTTCAAAACTGATTTGTGGTGTATTCGTCATAGAATATGCTTTCTCAAAGAGGGTTTCTACCTCAAATTTTACGGTATCATTTGCCTGATTCCACGTTAGATACTGGGCATCCGCACCTTCACCTGTAAGTTTGACCATTCTATCCTTAACCTTACCCATGAAACCCTCTACATCTCCAATTAGCTTCAGCAGTGGGAAGAAATGGTAGTCTATACAATCAGCATAATTAGATAACAGTTTTTCCAGCCGGACACGGAATGTCTTTATCTTCTTGCAATAAGATTCAGGACGATAAGCATAGAGAACCGGTAGTTTTGGGAATCCATGAACGAAAGGTGTTCTTTCTTCATACCCTTTAGATAAGTCCCATTGATAGACCGCTTTGTCTGTGATAGTCATAAAGCAAGTGATTTCAGAATCATCCATGAGCTTTTTCTTGTACTCACGGGACAGGGCAATCATCTTACCTTCATCGTTGAAGAACGGATAAAGTTTATCACCTCGGAACGGTGACCATAAAACGCTTTTCAGCTTTTTGGTCGGCTTTACCTTTCCACCGAAAGAAGTCTTTACTCTCTTCCAAAACTTCGCCCAAAATGAATCATCATCGGTTACATACCAATATTCGGCTACTTCCTGTTCGGAAAGCCAAGAACGAACAATCTTTTTGTTCTGGTACTTGATTTTGTTGGATTTGAATACAACCTTGACAGCGTCTAATAGTTTCTTTTCGTCATCATCGGTTGGAGTGCAATCTATGGAAGGCTCGGTACCAACAGTGAAAGCGGTTTGAATGTTCACGATGTCCTGTTCCAAAGGAATGGAGATACGGTTCACCGGCTCGGTCTTGTACTTCGCTTCGATTTCATACTTCTTGCCGGTCTTTTCATCGTAAACCGTTTCCGCTTCCTTTTCGAGTACCTTCCTATCCGGATACTTCTCTTTGTCCACCATGATTTCATGTCGTTCCGGATTCCAATCATCCCAAAGTTTGCAACGGTTGGGAAGTTCAGTCTTCCTACCTTTCTTCAGGTAGTTTATCTTCTGCCCGATGTCAGGCAATGCTAATATTTCTTCTAAATTCAATGGCATAGTTTATATTTTTAATGTGTGAATATTCCTGTTAAATCTTTCGGCTTCTGAATCTTACCAAGAAGCTCACCCAATACATAGTAACGTACAGCATCTATTCCGTGATTGTCATGGTCTTCCGGTTCGTTGATATAGTTCCCGTCCTTATCCTTTGCCCAAACATACTTTCTGAACTCGCTTTGCAAGTTGTACGAGCGTTTGGTTATATAAATCTCCATATCTTTCATTTTGTCAATTCCGGCATTGATAGAGCCTGCACCTTTCTCTACGGCATATATCTTGATTCCTCCGTTGTGTATCTCTTGAATCAAACGTGGGTCTGCGCTGTCAGCAATGACTTTCAATCCCCACGGGCGAAGAGTCTTGATGATGTCAGAAGAAAGCAATCCAGTACGGTAATCCACTTCATCCAAGTAAAGGGCGTTATCAACGATACCACAACGAATGGAAGCAGACGGGTCATGCGTATAACCGAAGTCTTGCCCGAAAGCAATTTTCTTTGCCCAAGCCGGGAACTCGTCAACAATTCCCCACTTCTTGAACACAGCACCTTCTGCAACGTCAGCCCACCGGCCGATAACCACATGAGCATACTTTTCAGGATTACTCACCTTCATATCTTCCACCTCTTTCAGGAACTCAGGAGAAAGGTTATCCAAGTTATCAAAATACGTAGTATGGATATGGAGCACATTCGGATGAGTGGAAATCTGAACCTGCACACCGTCAATCTCTACCAGCTTGTGAGTTTTCTCAATGTATTTCTTGTAGATGAAGTGATTGGAATCGCATGGGTTCATTATAATGATAATCCGGTTCTGAATACCCTTCTTGCGAATGGAGAGCATTATCTTGTCGAACTCATCTTCGCTTGTCCACTCTTCCGCTTCATCGCAGACGAAAGTCGTAATGCCTTGAATGGATTTCAGTTTTGCAGTCTGGTTCCCGGAAGAAGTCTTGATACCCCGGAACATGATACGGCTCTTAGTCATCTTATTGACTATGTCCGTCTTTGTGGTCTTGAAATATTTCGTGGTACCGTCCAAATCTATCTTCTCCATCATTTCGGGGATGATAGACATACCGGCAGAAACCATCGTGTAACGGGTGTAAAGAATCTGATGAACTATTTTCTCTACGGGAGTCATTTCAAAAGTCAACCGCTCAATAAAGGTAGAAGCATTGAAAGACTTTCCGCTACCACGCCCACCGGTGATAAGGATAATGAATTTCTCCGTATCGGTGTAGAGAGGGTGATATATGGGCTGGGGTACTATCATTTCAGCTTGTCTTTAATCCATGAATCAATAGTGATGCCGTGGTCGATGTCAGCAGGAATATCTGCATCATCTTCAGCTCTTGGAGCCGGTCTATTCCATTGTTCGGGCTTACGGTTTTTGAGCCAGAAAATACCAGCTGTTGTATCAGGTGGTACTTCTTGGTCTAATTCCACAATCTCTACCCGTTCTTTCTCGCATCTGCGACCTTCTTCATCGAAAAACACATCTTTCACCTTAATAGCCTGTTGAACTTTTACCTTCATCCCCATAGCCTTACGATAAATCTTGCTTTCAATGGCAAAATCAATGGGCGCACGCCCATTTTTTAATGCTTTAGATAATTTAGGCAATTTACCTTTCAACACAGAGAAATGCGCTTCACTGTAGCCGATGTTTGCTGCGATTTGCTTATCGTCCAAACCATCACGTGCCCAACCCTCAATACGGATTAGGTTCTGTTCATCATCAAAATCAAACTTCGGCTTTGCCATACTTATTCAATCAGTTTTAAAACACCTTCCCCTTTAGCGAACTTATCATCTGTACTTATACCAAGCAGGTCACAAAAATCAGCCTTAGCTTCGTAGGAGGAGAACGAAAGCATTATGTAAGCTTCTTCATTGAGTTGGCGTTCCTTAGCCACTGCCTTAACCTGTTGCTTAACCTCTTTCATGTGAGCTTTCTTTTCTTCATCTGTTCTATCAAGACGCTTTGATTCTTTCACCGGGGAAGATAGCAAATTATCTAAAGAATCAGACAATCTAATATCATCAATACCACTTATGGATAGAATATCATTAAGTTCAGCTTCACTCAAACCGACATCGGAGTAATCAATATCATTAATGTAATCAGCTATCAAATCAATATCTGGTTTAGTATTTCCCACGGCCATGTATGTAAGCTGTTCCTTCTCAGCCTTATCATCCAGATTTACGACCTCAACCTTAACATTGTAATCCGTGCTGGAAGTACCATCGTATTTATAATGCAAATCCATTGCTTTTATCCTGCGATGCCCGTCTATAAGATTTCCCGATTTCTCATTCCATACGATACCGCCGAGGAAACCCACTTTTTGCAAGTTCTTCTTTTGCAGTTTTACCCTCTCATCAGAATGCCTTTTAGGATTAATCGGATTCAGATTTATTTTGGAGCGCTTTATAATTCTTGTCTCACTTTGCTTTAGTTCTTTCATAATCGTATTCAAATAGTTTTCGTTCCACCAAAGGGTATTCATTTATAACTTTCTGCAAATCACCCGGAAATCTATTACGAAGAAAAAGAAGGTAGTTAATATCCGTTATGTCCGTTCCGGATGATTGATGCTTGGAATCGTATGATTCCGGTTTGATTAAACCAGCCCTGCTAATATAATCCATGACGTCTTTATTTTTGTATTCAGACAATGGATAACACTTCTTTTGCGCTTCATTAATTCCGTTCATGTCGTATGTACGTAGCATCAAACGCCTGTTCATTGAATCGGATTGCTTAAAGCCGAAGAAAGCCCACTCAATATTGTATTTCTCCCTTACTATATCTGTAAGCTGAGCCATGCTGTAAAGTTTCTGTTTCTCATTTTTCTCGCATCCCATATACCCAATGCGTCTATAGGAATAAACTGCAAAATGAGGAATCTGCACATACTTAACATTTGGATATTTATTACAAGCATAGTTTATATAACGGTTAATATGAGATAAGTCTTTAACAACGTACATATAAACGCATACAATTTCTTTAAAGTATGGTGAAATAAGGTCTAAAAGGGCTATACTGTCTTTACCCGATGCCGAGTGAAACAATATAACCCTGTCAGTCCTTTCGGCGATAGTTTTTATTATATCTATTGCCTTTTTCATCATCAAGCAATCCTACCACCTACCTTACGATTAATTCTCGCTCTTTGGGCTGCATTTCTACCCATAGATTGAAAACGACCAGCTTCATAGTCTTTTCGAGTGCGATATTTATTACCGCTCGCATCAGTTGCGTAAGTTTCTCCCATAATCTTAAATTTTAAATTAAACAATCTTTTTACCAATAAGTAAAGCCACCGAAGTGGCTTATATTATTTCAATCCATCATGATGAATAATCTCACAGATATGTAAATAATAGAACAATGGCACTTCTTCGGGCGGATTTTTCTTGAAATCTTCTAGCTGTTCATCGAAATCATGAAAATCAAATTCATCGTGCATGAACTTTATTCCTTCTTCTGTTATTTCGCCTATACCAATTTCATCAATGGCGACATCAAGTGTCCATGGTGCACCAGTACTATAAAAATGAATAGCTTCTATATCAGTCCTTAAAATAGGTTGACATTCTTGCTCGCGTCCAGCTTTTCTAAATTTCTCGTTTTCGTCAACTTGCGCAAAGTCCGTGAACATCTTCTCATATTTGGCGCTAAGCATACGTGTTTCTATGCTCTTTTTACCATTCAAAATATCTAAAGCGTTTTCTTTTGTCATTATGAGCGAATACGCTTCTATCTCTTGACCATTATAATTAATCTTCATATCACTATATCGTTATAAAATTTATACATAAAAGATAGTACCCCAAAGGTACTACCACAACCAAAGATAACGAAATATCTTCAATCGTTATACACGACAATTGGCTTATTGTCGTGAACTAAGCCATTTGTCCCGTCTTTCTCTACACGCCTCTAAGGTAGGTGCGCAACAAGCAAAGAGTTCACCACTTTCAGTACGGTAATCGTACTGGTACATTCTCACTCTTTTACCTCTCAACCTAGTGTTGTAGGTAGTGTAATTCTCTTTGCCGGGCTGGCATACGCTGCAACCGTTTACATTTATTGAGTTCATAATTCAAGTAATTGTTTCGTTTTATCCACGTCTACAAAACTCGTCCACCCTGCTTTATGCAGCTTTATAGCTGCCTCTCTGATTGTGATTTTGCCACTCTTGACACTTTCTTTCAAAGATTCTAATACATTCTTCATTCTTAATTCATTTTTACGTTCAATCTTTCTTCACTCGTATAAGCCACTACAAGCCCTGTTTCATCATGCTGTATGGTGATGTACTTTTCACCCCTCTCTATAGTAGAGAAGTCATAAGGGGTTACCATCTTACCCAATACTTTGCCCAATTGCTTCATCAGTGGGGCTTCAGGGCTGATAACTAAAACTAAATCCGCTTCCATAATCGTGTGTATTGTGGTAGCCCAAAGGCTACCGGATTAGAACTCAACCAATATCAATCTTTCCAAAGAACCTGATTCTTTCACCCACATGTGATTATGTCCGAAACCATAATCGAAAAACAGTTTAAAATAAGGGTATCTTACTATTAAAGAGTTCATACAGCCTCTTAACTCGTTTTCTGACATACAAGAAGTTATTTCATTGATAATTTGAACGAAAAGGTGTAAAACTTCTGGTTCATTATTCAATAACGGTTTTTCTATAACTGCTTTTAAAAATATATTTTCTTTCATATCCTTCTATATTGCGCAGGGCTTTCGCCATGCCGATTTATGTTAATGCGTTTTATCCTCATGTAATAACTCGCAGTAAACTGGTGTTGTGGCATCTGTGTGCTTATTGGCTATAAGAACCTCATTACTATCCCAGTTAATATATACCTGTGTAGCAAATGCACCGAAAAACTGAATTTCTTTCGTGCCAAACAATACCACCGCGTCATCATTTACATTTGCAAGTGCTGCAATTAATTCTTTCTTAGTCATATCCTTCTATATTGCGCAGGGCTTTCGCCCTGCTGGTTAAACTTATAATATTGTAATCTCTTTATTGCCTATCTCTGTATCTACATTCAGGACCTCGTACTTTTGAGCCTTGTAGTTATAAACGACTTCACAAGTATTGAAACCTCTACCGTCTTCTCTTTGGTCATAAACAGTATTTATATGCTGATACATTTTATTGCCTAACATGAAGTTTATTTTACCTGATGTACAGAAGTAAAATGCTACTGCATACTTCAATGTTTTCTTTTCATCAACCTTCTTTGTTGCCATATCTTATATATTTAAATTATTATTCAAACTATGTTTTGATTGCCGCACTGCAAATATCAAACTTTATTTTGAATAAAACAAATTTTGATAGAAAAATTTTCAAATTATTTTTTGATACTATTCTTCTGTATTCTATGTATAATTTGAAAACTATTCCTATCTTTGCATCAAATTATAATTTGAATATCATGCTAAGAGTACAAGAAATCTGCAAACAGCAGGGTATTACCATGCAAGACCTTGCTAAAAGAATGGGAGTGACATATCAAGCCCTGTATGCCGCTGTGTCCGGCAACCCTACCATTGGGAAGTTAGGAGAAATAGCAAAGGCTTTAGGTGTAGGGATAACTGATTTGCTGAATGAAGACAAGGAGGAAAACACTATCACTTGCCCTCATTGTGGGAAGAAAATTAAATTAGAGAAAGGAGAATAACTATGCCTTATTGGTTACAGTTTACAATATTTGCTATTATAGCAGGATTAGTGCAATACATCATCACTTACTTCAAGGAAAAAGGAAAGAATCTTGCAACTAAAGAAGACATAGGTGAAATTACTAAAGAAATAAAATCCGTTGAAAGTCAATTTATTAATAAAACAGAGAAGCTTAAAAATAAATTAGTAATTTTGGCAAATGCGCAAACTGACATAACTTCAATGGAACGTCAGGCTATTATTGAGGTTAACAAAAGCTTGTTTATGTGGATAGATTCTGTTTTAAATATACCAAATGTCAATAATTCAATTCAAATAAATAATTATATTAATGCTCAGAATCAATTATATAAAAATGTACAACAAGATGAAATAGTATTAAGACTATTTGTCAAAAGCGATAAGATCCACAATATTCTTCATAAGATAATTTTGGCTTTTCTTAAAATACAAGCCGAAAAGCAACTAAAATGTCATGAAATAATTAAAATAAATAATGAAATAGATGACATCAAACCAGAAACACCATCAAAAGAAAAGAGAGAGAAACTACAAAGAAAAATAGAAGAAAGAAAAACTGCTTTAGAAAACATCTCAGAAAAAGTGCTCGAAGAATACACTACAATTGCCCCAATGATTAATGAATTTAGAGAAAAAAGCAAAGAGCAAATATATAAAATTTTAAAGCCGGAGCACTAAGCCCCGGCTCATTAATTGATTAGCCCTTTGATTCTTAACCGATTTACGATTTCGGTATAAAGATACTCTATATCCCCGCTGAAATCCCCATAGTTCTGATAGAGAAACACGACATCAGCGCAGTTGTCGGAAATTGTACTCTTGGACTGAACCCCAAGTACCCTTGACATCTCTTCACGTAACCCTGCTGTCATTTTTCCACCAGCAAGCGAGCTTGGAGAAAACAAATACAGGATAATGAAAATGAACTTTTTCCGCTGGGTCACACTGTCAATATTCGGCGGACATCCCCTCTCATTCAGCAACTCAACGAAAATTTTGTAGATTTCATGGATAAGGCTTTTGTCTTTCAAAATCGGGGCAGTCAAGGCATTCTCTTCTTCTGAAAGTTCTGATTTCTCAATTCTAATCTTTTTAAGGCGAATTATTTTGTTAAAATCCAGTTCCATAACACGATTATTTTAAAAGTAAATAGTATATTTGCATCATAATCGTGTAAGGAAGAGCTGATTCATGGTCGTGCGTGGGTTGGCTCTTTTTCATTCTTCCCCATTCGTGCTGACGAATGGTTTCTTTTCCAAATCATAGCAAGTGATATATACCCGTTTCCCATTAACATCACATAGAGCAAGGGCATATCCTTTCTCTAGTATTTTAACCGGCTGATTGTCGCAATAGACAGTACTTCCAACCGGAACTCTTATAAAATGACGTACTATCATTTGATTATCTTTAGCTTGTTATACCAGCGTGAAGAGAAAGGGAACCACCCGATTAGGAATGATTCCCCGAAAATAGTTACTTTATATAGTTTGCTCATGAATTTTTCTTCTTAAGTATTTCAACACATTCTTTTATCCCATCATCGAAACCTTGTTTATAGCCTTTAGTATATTCCCCTATAGTGTATACCGCCATTGCAAATACAAACAGAATGATACCTAAAGCCTTATGCCAACCGGGCAGCGAGATGGAAAACGGTTTAAATGTAATTGTTAGATCTCCAACCCATAATAGGGCGATAATACATATAATTGCCAAAATAATTGTTTTCATAATCAATATTTTTTTTCGTTCAACTTAGGTCTTAATTCATTGTATCTCATCTTCTGCTCCACATGCCATATAAGGTCTATGTTCATATGCTTGGCAAGCCCGAAGATTGATAATAACATATGACCTATCTGACTTTCAAAAGAATAATTATATTCATAAAAATAACGAATTGGCAATGTGGATATGGCGTATATGCTTTCAGTAAATGTTTCACCTACGCAACTTTCGGATGCACCATATATCGCTTCTTCAGGAAAATCATCAATGGATATATTTCTTAATCCAGCCAAATCAAGCAGGCGTATAACCGCATCGCTTAGTTCGTCTGGAAGTGTATCTTTTACATTTTTTTTAAAGGAACACTTAAATCGCTTTTCTTCTTCCACTAATGCAGGATAGCGATTATAGTCCATTTCAAAACGTGATTTACATTTCTTTCCTAATCTTCCCTTTCTATCCGCTTCCACAGCTTCCATAAGCTCTCCAACGATAAGGCAAAGGCAGTGTTCGTTACTCAATTCTTTATCATGGAAACCGTGCTCACAGGCGGTCTTATAAGCACGATTCCGTAGTTCGTTCAAATTAATATTGTTCATTTTTTATCTGTTATTATATTCCGGTGAAGAGGTGATGTCCCTTTATAAGGTCAGGCAGTCATGGCTCTATACCACCGCCAAACGCAACCGTATCCTCATCTGCCGCATCGCTGGAAAGAACTATTACAACAAGAAGCATGTTGACGAGTTCTTCGGTACGGCTGTCGATATGGAAAGTATCACCGACTGGCTCCTGACTGAAAAAGCGGAAGAGCAGTTCGCCATGCAGCACCCGCCACTGTACGTTCTCTATCCGGTCCCATCCGTAACCCAGATTCACAACCGACTTACCCCTGAACAGCTTTTGCCATACATCATCGGCCATTCTGCGCTTTTCGTAAGGCAATCTGCCCCAAAAGTGAGTGATAAAGTTCCCTAACATTACAATTTGTGGCTGCACGGTTGAATTATAATTCTGAATTTCATCATGCCGCTTTGTCCACTGGTATGTGAAAGAATCGCGGTGCTATCTGCCTGGTGTAAAGGATAAAGTCGCCTGCTCCGGGAAAAGGATACCGGTTATTTTCTTATAATAGGCATCGGCATACTGCTGCATACCCAGGTCGGTAGCATGCACTCCGTCCACCTGACTGTCCATAGACAGTGCCAGCTCGTCAAACGTAATGTAATGCAGATTTCCGGCTTCATCCTTCATCGAATCGTATACGGCACGCAACTGCTCATTGGTCTTACGGAACTCCTTTCCTTTCTTATCCGAAGCGTAAAAGCCCATATAGCCATCGTGCTCTACCAGTAGAATGGGAGCTTTGCTTTTGCTGCGCAATATACGGATGCCTTTTTCCAGACGCGGACGGATAAGTCCTACACGGTCGTTCGTCATATTCGGCATACAGTCTATCACATACATTGCCGCATCCACTTCGGCCAGCAGTTTGAAGAAACCTTCGTCCAATTGTCCGTTGCCCGAAAAGCCCAGATTAACGACCGGCATATCCAGCTTGCGCTGCAGGATATTGGTCCAGGCCATACCGGGACGCGAAGCACATGCCCCTTGCGCAATGGAAGTTCCGTATATCACGACAGGCTTTTCGACCGACGGACGCACGAAATCGAAGCGGCTGCCTTTGGGCACACCAATCTGTAAAGACTTCACACCGTTGTACAGAGGCAGATACAAGGTGAATTCGTTTCCCTTATCGTGCGTGTTGCGGTATGTCAGGTCGTTATACGTATAGCGCACTGTATCACCGAACTGATAGTTGGCTGCGCACCAGTATTGCTGCCCGTTGCAGTCCATCGTGTAAAGGTCTACTCCGCTGACACCTGTTGCCGGCATGTGGGGCATCGAGAATCCCCCCGTAACCTGATACTTTACTTGAATTTGTGGAGCATTGGTGTAAAACTTCACATAGAGTCCTGCTGTCTGCAACGACAGGTCCCACACGGGTTTACGGACCAGTTGTTCGGCCCGCTGCGGCAAACGCTGGTAGGCCTTTCCGGTTTCCGCATTCCAGGCTCTTCCCTGAATGGGCAACAGCGAATCGGCCGCCGGGTTATGCCAGGCTGTCTGTGCAAGCAGACAAAGCGACTGCCCGAATAATAAAGCAGACAATCCTGCAAACTTGAAAGTGGTTTTCATACTTATTTTTCTTTTAGTGTTATTTCATCAACTGTATCAGATGTGAGGCTACACAAGCATAACCTTTGTCTGTGAAGTGAATATAATCGCCGCTGTAAAGTCCGTCACGAATCGTTCCATCTTCGTCAAGAAACCAGCCTGTAGGATTTGTGTAACTGACCTGAGCTCCGAAGGTATGCGCGCCCAGCAGTTTATGAATGCGGTTGCACTGTTCACGGACTGCACTGCCCTGCTCCTTTCCGGAAGGGAAAAGTCCCAACAGGATAATCTTTGAATCAGGGAACTGCCTGCAGGCCTCTTCCGTAACAGCGATGATACCTTCAGCCGTATCGTCTGCTGTGTCCTGACCGATTACCAGATTATTGATTCCGATGGCAATCACCACATATTCCGGAGTACACCGGTTATAGTTTCCGTAACGGACACGCCAAAGCAAGTTCTGCGTACGGTCACCCGAGATACCGGCACTTTCCCAGTTTCCCTGTCCCAAAGCGTCGTCCATGGCCTGCTTGCCCGGTTTGTAGCTGACGAGCTTACGCATGCCGCCCCAACCTTGCGTAATGGAATTGCCCAGCAACAGCAGTTTCAGTTTACGTTCGTTCAGCGTGGTTTCGATATCCTGTGCCACCGAATGCCACTCCGAGCCTTCCACCCATCCGGCAGCCGAGCGATACTCGTTTCCGGGAACGGCATGGGTACAATTGTTGGACCACCGGCCGGTAGCTTTCAGTATGAAACGTACAATGGATTCGGGATTGTTCAGTGAATGCGGATGATGGCCGATACCCGGTTTGTGAATCACGGTAATCGGGGCACCGAGACGTTTCATTTCTGCTTCGAAAAGGGCTGTATTCTCTGACACCGGAACAATATCGTCTGCATCGCCCACTACGTGCAGTACCGGAATGTCTGCTTGTGCAATCTTGGCCGCATGATTCAGCGGATTCTTTTTCCAGCGCAAAGCCTGTTCCTCATTCTTAAAGCCGTAGGCTGCCAGCATCCGTGTCACATCCTCGGCCGAACCTGCATAAGCACCTTTTCCCATCGGCCAGCTCTTGATGTCCATGACCGGTGCATCGGCATAGATGCAAGCCACTTTATCAGAGTTCTGTGCAGCCCAGTTGTAAACAATCAGTCCGCCACGGCTCATGCCCTCCAGTACGGCCTTTTTATGAAAACCATTCTTCACCAGATATTTGTAAAACTTGTTCCAACGTTTTACTGCCTTATCGGCACCATACAAGTCGGCTACATCGCAATATACCACATGGAAACCTTGCTCCAGCAAGTCGATGTCGGTCTGTGGCTCATGTCCCCAGAAACGAGCCCGCCATATCCAGGGTCTTCCCTGTGCTTCTTTAGCCGGACGTACCACTTTGCAAGGAACCCCATCCAACTGGAAATCGTATCCCTGATAACCGTGAAAATTAAAGGAGGTCGCATTTTCGGGTACAATGGCTGCCGGCTTACTTTGAACTGTATTCAGCAGGTAATCGCCGATTTTACGCGCCATCGCACCCGCACCGATAGAAGACGGATGCAAACGGTCCGGCATAATGGCCTGATCCCACTGGTTGCCAAACAGATTATGCAGATTAATAATACCCAGTCCGTTATCGTAAGCCAGCTGTTCGACTACCAAACGTACCTTTTCTTCGATAATGCGCGGACTGATGGTGTTCTTCTCGGTAAGGAAGCAACGCACCGGAGTGAGCAGAATCACCTGCGGATGCGAATCCAGCGAGCGGTAGGTATCGATAAGCGTTTGATATTCTTCCATAAAATGCTTTTCGTCTTTCCAGTTCTGCGGCTTGGTGTCGTTCGTTCCCAATTTAATCAGGACAATGTCCGGAAGAAAGTTCTTCGATTCGCCGTACACCCCAGTACGGACATACGGATAATCGCCGTCCGACTGCGCTGTTGCTCCGTTCGAACCGAAGTTGCGGACTTCGTAATCATCGCCCAAGTAATACTGCAACTGGGCGGGATAAGAGTTTTTCTCCCGGTTGGAAATACCTGCACCGTACGTGATACTGTTGCCCACGCACGCCACCTTAATGATTCGTTTTGCCCATAAGCCTGTAGGCAAAATCAACAGATAGCAAATACATGCCAAAAAGATTCTTTTCATTGTTATTTAGATAAAGTTGCAATTCACTTTTCAAACAGAAGTCCCCTGTTTTTCAACATTGCTATTTGGTCAGCAATACTTATGGGCTGCTTAGTGTATGTTATCATATGTATATAAAAATAAGTTCCGCCTTGGTACGCATTGTAAAGAGGCGTGGCGGAAATTGTTGATGCAAAGATAATACTTTTTCTGCTGTACTGCAAACATTTCGATTTTTCTATCAAAACAAAAAATTCTATACTTTTGCAATGAGCCAAAAATAGTAGTGGAATATACAAAGCAAATTGTGCTGAAAAAGAAGAAACAGCTTAAGTTGGTTTTCCGAAGGAGTTAAGAATCAATAAAAACGTTAAATCTTCACCCTTTAGAATGTACAATTAAAGACAACAACCATATTTCTGACTTATCACCTATAAAATATTGATCAATAATCGGTTGTAAATACTATTGTAAAAGATTTGTGTTGTACTCCGTCCTTAAGTTCTCAATATAGCAGTCTGATTCATCTGGATCGGTAACGAATACTATCTTACCAGTAGTAAGTATCATCTTTTAGTTCCTTTTTTTCTTAGTTTGAAGCTAATTAGGTTACATCATTAATACTGATTTCTTCTTTTAAAACTCGTTCTACCTGCCGGTCAAGTAATTCTTGAAATTCTATTTGGCATATAAGAGAGCAATCCGGTATAAATTCTTCCGGCATTTCTCCACGGTTAGGAGAAAGCTCATCAAGAAATATTTTTCCAGATTGGTCTTTCAGACACGTTGCTCCTACTTCTCGTTCAATTTTTGCCATCCGGTCAAACACTTTCGGGAAATCCTTCCGTATCTTATTCCAGTAGCCCATTCCACCTTTGACACAACCGATACAATTATTGTTATTATAGCCCATCTTGTACATAGCTGGGATTTCAATGCCGGCTTTCCAAAGCATTCCCATTGCATCCTTTTTGGTTATCTGTCGCTCGATAAGTAGGAACAACGGCTTTGTATCAGGATATTGCTGTTTAAAGCGGATAGCTCGATTGATTTCTTTCGGGTCAAAGTCGAATCCCCAAACTTGACCGTCCCAAGAACCAAGTTCCTTCTCCAGCTTGTAACGGACTTGTTTCTTTAGTTCGAATGTGCAAGCTGCACCAGTAGGACCATTGATGTACCGTTTTTTAATCAGTACATCTTTTACGTTGAAAAACTTATCGCTGCGAATGGTATGAATTGGCTGCCCGTACCATCTCTCGCAATCTGAGATAAATCGGACATTATCTGGATGCCCGGAACCTGTTTCGATGTAGTAAATCTGCACATCATCATACAGACTTAGTGCTATCTTACAAGCAACTGCGGATGTTACACCGCAACTAAACCAAGCTATTATCATTTTATTCCTTTCTGATTTTGTTAAGAGTCAAGTTTTTTAATAAATTCATTTAATCTCCTAGCTGAATAATCGGTACCGCCAATTATGAAATAACCATCAACGGCAAATTTGAATGCTTCAATGGCTTTTTGTCTCATTTCTTCTTCGGCTATTACTATTGCTGCATAAGCTTTTGCTTCTGATATGGCATATTGCACATAGCCAGTAGAATCCATCCGGTTGTCACTTTCCAAATCCAAAGTGTTACGTCTGATATAATCTTTTGCTTTTTGATTCATAATTGTTCCGTTATACGTTAAACTCAATTTTCTGTTGCAGTACTTCGTCTGCATAATATTGGTCAAAATTTTTATCGCTTATCCACCAATTAAACCCAAACTCTGCATCGGTAAAGTTGTGGTTGAGATATCCGGCATCAATCAACTTTTGTATGGTCTGAATCCATTTATGTTTCGCATGAGGGAAACGCCGACAATCTTTTAGCTTCTGCTTATAGTTAGACATTGGGCAGATAATACATCCGATGCGCTTATAGCCTTCATCATACAACGAGCAATGCTCTATGCTATTCCCATTCAAAAACTGCCATACGTCCCTATCAGTCCAGTGAATTATTGGAGAAACAAGTATTTTATCCTTTCCTCCCACGCAAGTAACCATCTTTTCTTTGTGTTCAGAGAATTGGTCGAAGTTGCCGCTAAATTTATGACCGCTTATTTCAATCTCTTCACGCTTAGAGCGCCGGGCGCTTTCTGCTTTTCTAACGCCAATCAATGTAACCTTGCCAGCACCGGATATCTCTTTAAATTCAGCGCAACACCAACGGATTGATCTTGTAGGCAATAAGTGTTTTTTCAAAGCCATATCATAGATAGATATCTTTGGCTTAATCAATTCTACATCCGGGTAGTTCTGTTTTACAAAACGAATTACTTCCGGTGGGTCAACACTTGTAAGGCTCATGTGAGCCTTAAATTTTACTCCTGCCATTACTGCAAGATGGTAAAGGGCTTGACTATCCTTACCACCTGAGAACGCTAAATAAAAACCATTCTCTGGGTCATAATCAAGTGCCATTTGTTCACATTTGCGAAGCAAAGCGATGGAATAAGCTATTTTAGATTGTAGATTCATTTCTGTTCGGGTTATTCGTTAATTGGCAGTTTCATAAAACACATCCATATTGTCTTGCTCTGTCTTCCAGTGGTATGCCCAAATAGAGGTTTAAACGGGATGGCAGACAAAACTTCCGAGGATTTAATCTCACTTTCATTCCATTTGAATACAAGAGTGCCGTAAGGCTTCAAGACGCGCATACACTCAGTAAATCCATCGTGTATGAGTGACTGCCAGTCTTTCGGCAGTTTTCCGTACTTTTTAGCCATCCATGAGGTTGCACCAAGTGTTTTCAGGTGCGGTGGGTCGAACACCACCATGTAGAAAGAATTGTCTTCAAATGGAAGGTTGGTGAAATCAGCTATTACATCCGGCTTTATTTCTATGATTCTTGTCTTACCCCTGTCCTTGGCCGTAAGTGTTTCCGAACGTTTGTCAACAAATAAGGCAAGAGGATTATATTTGTCAAACCAAAACATTCTACTGCCACAACAGGCATCTAATATAAGTTTTCCATTTTCCATTAAGCTATTTCTTTTGATTTCTTCAATCTCAACTTTCTCAATACTTTGCAAAGTGCTTCAGTATTTTTTCTCGCTTGTGTAACCTCCACCGCATTCCCGATAAATTTCTTTTGGTCAGCTTGTGTGCCTATTAAAACATAATCTTCAGGGAATCCCATAATCTTTTTGAGTTCCGGAATGCGAAGCATCCGCATTTTAATATCCACTATGCCATACAGTGCCATGAACTCCTTTATCTTCACGGTCATAGGACTATCATTGTCGTAGATTTCAATCGCTACCTGACCGCTTTCTGTTGCTACCAGATAGGGCGGCATCTTATCCATGCGGGCTATTAATGTGAAGCAGGGGCTATCAACAGAGCCGCCAGCACTGTTGAACTGTGGATTCATCAGATAGTGCCATTTCCTGTTTGCGGTAATGGTCTGGGAGGGTTCCTCTATACTGCTACCTACATTTGAGAATGCAGTATTCATTATCCACGGCTGGCATGTTACCAAGTTTTGTTTCGGTGTTGTGGTAACAGCGGGGCATGGCGAGTTTATATCAGACACCTGACCACCTCCAGAATATTGATTCATAAAAAATGGAGATACAAGGGAAAGTCTGTCTTTAGTCAGAAGTGTAGGACAAGGCTGATTAATATCCTTTCCTGTATCCTTAAAGTTATAAGAACACATAAATCGGCTTTCAATTAAAGCCATCCTGTCCTTCGTTGTGACCGTTGGAGCTGGAAGGTCTACCGAATGATTATGTCCATTTCCATAATAAGCAGAAACAAAAACATGGTGGTCTTTGCAGGTGATTGCACCTGCCGGTTCTTCTACAGACACATTCTTGCTTTCGGGATGTCCGCTGAACTGTTTGGAGAGGAAACTTACCTGTACCTTTGCAAAGCGGTTTTCAGTAGTCAACACTCCGCATGGTTCATCAACTGATTTGCATGTGTCTTGAGGGCGAACCGTATTGTAACGGGAAAGGAAAGCATCCTTTCCTCCGGCTACAAACTTGATAAGTCCAGCATAGATACGTTCAAGCGTTTTCTCTGCAAGAGGCTTTTCCCTGAAGATGGTAGTTCCTTCATCAGAGAAATCAAGCACATCTTTTACCGGCTTCCACTTCTCCAGCCGCGAGAACATATCTTGCCTACCACCTTTACAGTGGGTCGGTTCAGGGAATACTATCGGCAAGTTCTTTTTAGCAAAGATGCCGAAGAAGCGTTTTCTTGTGGTGTAGGCACCGAAGTCGGCAGCATTTAAGATGCGGTGCTCAAAGTTGTAACCGTACTTCTTGACATTGCGCACCCACTTTTGATAAAGCCGGCCTTTGTCCATGCTGATAGGTTTCCCATTCTCATCCATATCTCCCCATGACATAAACTCTTCTACATTTTCAATCTGAATGTAGTCAGGGTCTATAACATCAATATAACGGAAGAGATGTTCTGCCAACGTTCGGCTGTCGGCATCCCTCGGCTGACCGCCTTTGGCTTTCGAGAAGTTGGTACACTCCAAAGAAGCATGAAGCATTATCATGGCATCAGGGTATAGCTGACGGATACGTTCTACAATAGTGCTTATCGGGGAAAGTTCCAGTGTACGGATATCCTCAATAAAGTGAAGTGCATCAGGGATATTGGCATCATGTGAAAGGATGGCATTCTTGTCATGGTTCACACAGCAAACAACCTTTCCACATCTATTTCCATCCAATCGTGCTTCTTCCACACCTTCGGACAAACCGCCGGCGCCACAAAAGAGATCAATAACAAATAGTTCTATATCGGACAGACCTTCAATGGATTTTAAGATATTTTTCTGCGATTTCATAACTTCTCCTTTTTAAACAGGTGGCTGAACGCATTATCCAAATCCAAGTCTAGATTCAGTTTGGACGGGAAAGATTTAATGTATTCGTACATCTTATAAGCGAGGTTGTCA